CCAAACCGAGTAGGTTAGGGCTGTCTCCGCATCCGCGCCCGTTACTTCCATGACTTTCTCCAGGTGCCACGCGGCAAAGCCCGCATGTGCCGCCTCTGAGACCCGCATCTTTGCGAACTGCCTCTGCTCGCTCCGTATAAGTGAGGCTCCGGCGCGTTGTGCCAGCTTTTCCGCCCCGTTTGGTGCAGGTTTGATCGGGGTTTTCGATGGGTCTGTCTCCGGTTGGCCGGGGGTTGCGGGTAGGTCTTCCGGCGGTTGCGGGCCGCCGCGAGACGTTGGTACGTCTTCCATCGTGCCGTCGCGCATGACTGCGTAGGTGACCGGCACTAATGTGTAGTCCAGCCCCGAAACTTCGTTCCACTCTTCGGCGGCTCTAGCCTCTTGGGGCTGCATATATCCGCCTTCAATGGCTACCTTGTACGCCTCAAAGCGCGTCTTTTGGTCCGCTCTCAGTAATTGAGAGTAATCGTGACGGGTAAACAGGTTGGATTCACGTGCGGTGAGAAGGTCACGCTCCGCGCTTTCCTCAATGCGCCGGGTCCACGGCCCTAGTGTGTGCTTTTGGTAGCCCTGAAAGAACGATTCCGCCGCCGCGAAGGTGTTAGTCTTGTCCGCTAGCCCGATTAAGACGCCGGGGACGCGGAACAACCGCGCAATGTCCGCGAGCTGGTAGTGCCTGGACTCAATGTATTGAGACTCTACCGCCGTCAATCCAATTCGTTTAGCTTTAAGTCCGTTCTCAAGCAATAGTGGCATGAACGCGTTGGCCGATCCCGCGTGCCTTGCCTGAAGTGCATCGCGCAATTCGTCTTTGTCCGCAATCTCATCGTCCGCCTCCATAACCAAGTCCGTTTGGACTCCGTTAGAGAACAGACGTGCGCCTTGCTCTTCGGCGGCGAGTGCTAACCCTACAGCTTCGCGGGCTAGAAGGATTAGTGACCGTCCGCCTACAATGTGGTAGTTGAGAATGTTGCCGCGCCACAGGTCCCAATGTGCGAACTGTGTAGGGAATCCCGGCTGTCCACAGCTCCATATGAGTGTGCCGTCCGGCTCTTGCCTGGAGAACGCCATTGATCTTGCCGGAATTGGCACAATCTCAGTAAGCCTGCCCACTCCGTTGCGCTTCTGCCAGTTATAGAAGTAACCCGTAAGCAGAAGGTCCAGCATCATGCTTTCACGCATCTCGAATGACGTTTGGAACTCATTCGGCGCGGACTTCAGCATCCGATAAAGCGGGTGATCTGTTGCGTCTTCTGCACCGGCAGCGGACCGGCGCTTGAGCACAAGGGGAAGGGAAGCTATATCTTCGGAAAGAATGCGGATGCAACACAGCACCGCCGAACAGCGCATTGCCTTGTCATACGTTACATTCTTACCTGATGCCGTTTTCATCCCGCTGAATATCTCGAAATACTCATTGGGATTATCCAGGCCGAACACCGGAGGGGGTGAAGAAGCTCTAACCTTAGGTGTAATTGGCTCTGACTGCCGCGATAGATTAAGCAAGGTAAGTTGGCTCATAGCACCGTAACTTTCGGCTTAGGTTTTATTAGTTTCGCGTTGTCCGGGTGTGTTCCGCGTCCGAATCCCATGATGCTCGCGGACGCGCCGTCAATCTTTTCGGTACTTCGCTCTTTATCGGGCATAATGAGTCCGGTGTAATTCCGTTTCCAGCGAAGGTTAGTGATATGCCAGCGCAATACCGGGTCCCCGTCGTGCTCTAACTCTCTTCTAACTACGGTGCGCGTAAAGTCTCCGCACGGCGCTGCGTAATTCATTGATGTTTGTGCGAACTTCACTAACTTATCTGGTTTGAGTCCACTTGTCAACAACAGTTTAACAAGTCCACTTGCTAAGGCCGGATCATATGCTAACTCGCGTAGGTCAAAGGTCTTACTAATGTCCATGATGCGACCGGCGATAAATTCAAAGTCCGTGGTCTTGCCGGGTGTGGCAGTGAGAAAACCATAATCGCGCCATACGTTGTACGGCACGCGGTCCTTCTCCACACGGCGCGTTATGTTCTCATCGGGAATCCAGAAGTAGGGAAGTAGTACCCACTTCTCTCCTGGAAACATCGGAGGGAAGAGCAATACGAGTGAGCTGCTATCGTCAATGATGGCCAGATCCAGACCGCCGAAGCATATGCGGCCCTCCATTCGCTTCAGCGTATGAGCGCGTAGCAATTGGGCTATTCGCATGTCTCCGTAGTACCGGGGCGTCACGCGATCACAGGCGTCCCAATCTGCCGTTGCTATGGGTTGGTCCTCCGCGTCCACGCGGATATTAAGGCTGTACCGTTTGAACGCGTTGAGACTTTCCGGTTGGTTCGCGGCTTCTAACGCCTCTTGCCGCATGTCTTCCAGCTTGACCGTAACTCCAAGGTTCGGACACGCCTTAATCCATTTCGTCTCATCGTCCCATGCGTCTTCTGGGTCAATGGACGTTATCCAGGCGAAGAACGCCTCATCGGGTACGATTCCTTCTAGGACCTTGTGCGAGTAGTCAAGCAGCGTGTTACAGATTGACGTGGTATCGTCCGCGCTCGGGGCTGTGGTAATTCCGACTAACAGAGGTTGCGGGCGCGAGCGCATACCGTAGCGGATAACGTCCCACGCTCCCCGGCCCTTCCACTTATGCAGCTCATCGCACCCGGCGAAGCTGATATTAAGCCCTTCCATGTTTTCCTTATCGCGGGATAGCGGGCGGAATACTCCGGCTGTCTTCGGCGTGATAAGGCGGCGGCAGGGATTAGATCCGGACTTCTGAATATTCTTATGCAGCTCGGGCGTGCCGTCCCGCATGGCTACAGCTTCGTCAAAGACGCGCCGGGCTTGGTCCTCTACAAGTGCGGCGGCGTAGACTTCCGGGCCTAGCTCGCCGTCCGCTTCCAGGGCATACAGGCCGAAGCCTGACACAAGCGCGGACTTGCCGGTCTTGCGGGGCAGCATGATAAACGCGATACGGAAGCGCCGCATGTGGTCCGCTTTTTTCTTCCATCCGTACAAAAGCATAATCATGCAGACTTGCCACGGCTGAAGCTGTATCGGGGTTGGCCACTTAGACGGGCGGAGGATTCCGAACAGCTTGCAGACCCTAGCGCCCGCAGCCGGATCAAAGTAGAAAGGGTATTCAGGATCTTGCGCGGACTTCTCTAAATCCTTGGCATGCCGCTCAACCGCGAGACGAACGGTTTTGCAGACAATCTCCGTTCCGTCCATGACGCGGAAGATGTACTGCTCGGAGGTTTCGGGGTAGTTTCTCATTACCGGACGATTACTTCTATGAACCTGATTTTCCCGTCACAGAACAGGCAGACTAGGGTTATCCAAAACTCGCCGTTGTAGTACGGCTTAGTTGTGTGAATGACTTCAACCTCAAAGACGGGCATCTAGTATTTGCAGATTCCGCAAGTGGAATTCTTGCACTTGCCGGTTGTGTGATATGGCTTACGTTGGCAGTATGGGCAGTGCTCCGCCGCGAAGGTCTTGTACGTGCCGTTGCATTCATGCCCGGATGACCCCTCGCCCTCTGTAATGCCGGAAGGGGGCACGCGGAATACCTTGGTAATTTCGGAGGTAGTGTACTTACGGCCTACGGCTTGGTCGTACTGTGAATCTGTGAGGGAACGCGGGAAGGGTTGCTGCTTGTAATCGAACACCTTAGCACCGGCCTTTCGCTGTGAGGGAAAGATGTTTACGTACCAAGACTGCACACTTAGCGAGAGTTTTGGCCCTTGCATCAGTTCGGGCGGCGGCGTCGGCGTCGGCGGAGGCGTAGGCGGCGGAGGCGGCGTAGGCGGCGTAGGCGGCGGAGGCGGCGGCGTCGGCGTCGGCGGAGGCGTAGGCGGCGTAGGTGGCGGAGGCGGCGGCGTCGGCGTCGGCGGAGGCGTAGGCGGCGGAGGCGGCGTAGGCGGCGGCGTAGGCGGCGGAGGCGGCGGCGTCGGCGTCGGCGGAGGCGTAGGCGGCGGCGTCGGCGTCGGCGGCGGCGTAGGCGGCGTAGGCGGCGGCGTCGGCGGAGGCGGCGGCGTAGGCGGCGGAGGCGGCGTAGGCGGCGGCGCGTCTTGCCTCTCGCACATCTTCAAGGGATGCAGTGCCATCTGCCCATGCACGCGCAACTTCAATACACTTACGCGGGCGCTCTTCCCCTTTAGGGACATGCTTTAGAGCTAACTCCGCACAGTCACACGCGGCTAACACTACCTCTTTCCGCGTGGGCCATCCGGGTTTATCCACCATCTTTCCGCACAGCCACAGAAGCCAATCGCCGCGCTTACAAGTCTTCCATGCAACCTCTAGGGACTTACCTTCGGCCCAAGTGGCTGCTTCTTTACACGCTCCTAATTGTTTGAGTAAGTCAGAAAAGTCGGCGCGTTTCATTATTACAAACTCCTAGAAAAGGAATGCGGGTAGCCGCGTGGTTTGCGCGCCCTTTGGCTACCCGCTTGCTTCGGAGGAAGCATCTTCTAGGACAATGTACCGTTTACGAGTCCCGTTGTCAAGTCCCTATTGCACGGTTACGTATACAGGGACATTAGCCGCGAGCGCGGCCTGGATCTTCGGGAAGAGAACTTCAAACGCGGCCTTGGACTTGTAGATGAGGTTGCCTTCTGTGGTTTGGCCCACAAGCAAGCAACCGTCCGTGTCGGCAGCTTTGTTGCCCCAATGAATCCGCACAGCGGTGTAGCCGGGGACGTTGGACAATAGCGGAAGGTCGCAACCGAAGTGTGGCGAGTGCGTGATTGTGACTTGATAGCGCCCGCGTGGTATCGCCGTTATGTTCGGAATCTTCCATCCCAAGACCCAAGCGGGGGTTTTCGTGTAGCTTGTTTCCGGCTCGCGTACCTCATCCTCCAGCGTGTAACACTCTTCCACGCCGTCCACGGACATGCGCCCGATGGTTGCGCCCTGTTTGCTCGGGTTGCGCTTTACTAAGATTTCCACTCATTCTCCTTTTACCGTGCCACTCTTCCCAAAGTTCAATCCACGGCCAGTCATCGGCCACGGGGCAGGACTCGAAATCAGGCATAGCTAACCTAGTAATTCCTCCAGCGAAGCACCCGCGCTCTGCTCGGTCTTCACATCCCGCATGAGAACGGCTAGCACCTTGAGGTAGTCGCGGCGGAGGGCGTCCAGGCGTTTAGCTGCCGGGTGGATCTGGATACCGTTCTTACCCATTGAGTAAGTGCCTTCGGCTTGCAGCTCTTTCCAGTCCTCCGAAATGTCAGCCGCAATAGTCGAAGCCAGCGCGAGCGGTGCGCGGTGCGAAGATGTGAGCACCACACCCGAGTTAGCCAGTTCACCCGCGAGCCTGTCCCATTGCGCGGATGCCTTTTCGGATAACCCTTTTGGTTTCAACAGCTTGTTAAGGCTGGCCTTCGTTGACATAACTAACTCCTTTGTTATCTTACTTAATCTCAAAATGAGATTTTGTCGTCTATGTGGGAAAAAG